TGTAATGTTCTTTTATATCTTATCAGTGTGGTGAATCCCCCTAAGCGGAGGGGCGAACCAGTCATACAAACTTGCAGTATGCTCGCAGTTCTTTGGACTGGCAAAGAATTACCGGGAGGCACCCGGCACCACAATTTATCACTGGTAATTCTTAACCGTACTGGCTTGATGATTTCTTAACCCTTACCTTTGAAAGGTATGCGGTTTTTGTTTTAAGGTTACAATGCAATTTATTAAATGCGATACGGTTTAAATGTACGCTTTCGCCACTCTGGTTATTTCTTTGAAAGTAAATTAATTTATTTAAACTTATCTTTTAGAATCTAAAGATTTTTTTGAATTTTATGGCATTTTTGGCATAACTAAAGTTTATGCGTGTGAGTTAGCTTTGATTGATTCTAACTTTTTAAAAGTTAATTTTATTTAACAGTTAAAGGGCATTCACATGTTAAGAAGAATAAAATATAAACCCATTGGTCTTATGTGTTTTTTGTTGTTGGTGTGTGGTTTAATGTTAACGCTGTTTAAAGTTTCTGGGCTATATGTTGATAATGTTAATGGGGGTACTCCAGTTCTTTTTTATGGTGCTTTGGTAATATTGATGATTTTTAATTGTTTAATTGCAATCACATTGGTTTTGAAGTTTGTCTGTGACAGAAGAGGTGTGTTTCTTATCCCTTGTAGTCTCGCTTTTATAGGTGGTGGTGTTTTAATTAAAGCCTCTTTTGGGATATATTCAGAAGCGTTGTTATTCCCTGCTGTTGACAGTATTCAGTATAATGATTTTCTTATCTATCATTTTTTTAGGCATATTTTACTTATGCTTATGTTTGCAATCACCCTTATTGTATATAAGCTCAGTAGAACGCATGTTTGTAATAGGTTTTGGATAAGAATAATTGTTTCTGTGGCTATTCTACTCACTATGATAGTAATCTGCCTCGCATGGCTTTATTCAAGTAATTTTCATCAATTGAGTTTGCATTTTTTGAACACTGAGACCTATGAGTTATTACCCGCCTGGCAAACGTGGGTTAATAGCATCATGATTGCCTGTTGGATATTGTTACTTTATGCTTTAATCATGATTACCAGGTTATCTAGCTTTATATGGGTAATGCTGAGTTTTTACAGTTTATGCTCAATTTTTAGTGTGCTAACTTTAACCTCAGCAAATGACATGGGGAATTCGGTCTGGTATCAAATATATCTGGTGGAAGTTTTTAATTGTGTTGTTTGTTTGGTTTTTATTTTTTTAAATGCAAGTAGTGTTTATATGGTGTCGCATTCTAATTATATCGAGGCTTATCAGAATTCTGTAAGGGATTATCTTACGCAGGTCTATAATAGGCGTTATTTTTTTCAAGAGTTATCCGTGTTACTTCCAAAGGTTTCTCGTGGAAACCCGTTGACATTAATAGTTTGTGATATTGATTTTTTTAAAAGCATTAATGATAGGTACGGTCATCAACAAGGTGATATTGTTATTCAATATATATCGTGGGTTCTACAGGATACTATACGAAAAGATGACTTGGTTGCACGGTTGGGAGGGGAGGAGTTTGCCATTTTATTACCCGGCCAATCTCAGCAAAACGCCCTGATTATTGCTAATCGCATTAAACACAGAATTGACTATGATTTGCGAGTTAAGAAAAAAGGTGGTGTTAACGAACCTGTCACTGTGAGTATGGGTATCTACTCATTAACTGAAGGAAAATTAAATGAGGTTGATTTTGTAGGGCGAGCAGATAAAGCCTTGTATCAAGCAAAAAATGACGGGCGAAATTGCATTAGGGTCTGGTCGAAAAGCTAGGCTTTCTGTTTTGAAGGATGTTGTTTTTTGTTACTGCTTTGAGCTGTCAAAGAGGTGTGGTTATAGGCTAGATGAAGATTTATCAGTGATTGTAGAATGGGTGATGAGAGTCTGTGAAATTAAAAAAAGCGGGGAGGGAGACATCATCTTACCACCCCGCTAAAAACATCATGCACATTCTTATTATTACTACATCGGCTATTATCCCTGAGTTTTGTTTTTTTTAAAGTTAAAAGTATGAATGTGTTAAATTTTAGAAAATAACCTCCAGGTTAAAGGTGTGAAATATTTGTTATTAAAGTGAATATTTGAAAGAAATTAAAAATCGTCAGTTGTACTATTCATGGTAAAACGCTATTTAATTGCCTCTGGCCTTGACCGGCGGCATCCTTTCCCCATGAATAATATAAATTCTCTGCAGGAAATCGCACGTGCGATCCGCAACCTTATCCGCACCGGCATCGTGACCGACGTCGACCATGACGAGGGGCTTTGTCGCGTCCAGACCGGCGGGATGCAAACCACCTGGCTGAACTGGCTGACCTGTCGCGCCGGTCGCTCGCGCGTATGGTGGGCTCCGTCCATTGGCGAGCAGGTGCTTTTGCTGGCGATCGGCGGCGAGCTCGATACGGCCTTTGTGCTGCCGGGCATTTTCTCTGACGACCACCCCGCGCCGTCGTCCTCCCCTGATGCGCTTCACGTGTCCTTTCCTGACGGGGCAGTTATCGAGTATGAGCCCGAAAACGGCGCGCTCACCGTGTCAGGCATTAAGACCGCCGACGTCACCGCGTCGGATTCCATTACGGCCACAGTGCCGGTGGTACTGGTGAAAGCGGAAACCCGCATCACGCTCGATACACCCGAGGTGGTATGCACCAACAAGCTGACGACCGGCACGCTCGAAGTGCAGAAAGGCGGGAAGATGACCGGGAACATTGAGCACACCGGCGGGAAATTTATCTCAAACGGCGTGCAGGTGGATGACCACGACCACGGTGGCGTGAAGCGTGGCGATGACAGAACGGTGGGGACGCAATGACGGCGCGTTATCTGGGAATGAACAGCCAGACCGGCCTCAGTATTTCTGAGGTAGAACATATCAGGCAAAGCGTGCGCGACATTCTGGTCACGCCAATAGGCTCGCGCGTCATGCGCCGTGAATACGGCTCGCTTCTGTCGGCGCTGATTGACCAGCCGCAGACCCAGGCGCTGCGCCTGCAGATTATGGCCGCGTGCTATTCCGCGATCCAGAAGTGGGAGCCACGCGTCAACCTGACGACCATCACCTTTGAACGGTCTGAGACCGACGGCGGGCTGTATGTCGATATCACCGGCACCCGCTCCACCGGCGGCCAGCCTTTTTCACTTACCATTCCACTGAGTTAAACGCTATGGCAATTGTTGACCTGAGCCAGCTCGCCGCGCCTGACGTCGTGGAAGAACTGGACTATGAAACCATCCTGAGCGAACGAAAGGCGACGCTCGTCTCGCTTTATCCCGAGGAACAGCAGGAGGCCGTTGCGCGCACCCTGACGCTAGAATCAGAGCCGATTGTTAAGCTGCTGCAGGAAAACGCCTACCGGGAAGTTATCTGGCGACAGCGCGTCAACGAGGCCGCACGTGCGGTCATGCTGGCGTATGCAGAAGATGCCGACCTTGACCAGATAGGCGGAAATTACAACGTCGAGCGCCTTGTCATCACGCCTGCAGACGATACGACGTTACCGCCGACGCCTGCCGTGATGGAGTCGGACACCGACTACCGGCTGCGCATTCAGCAGGCTTTTGAGGGGCTGAGTACCGCAGGCTCTACCGGCTCCTATCAGTTTCATGGCCGCAGCGCTGACGGGCGGGTCGCCGATATTTCGGTTATCAGTCCCGAGCCTGCGTGTGTCGCGGTCACGGTGCTGTCCCGCGAAAATAACGGGATAGCTTCTGACGAGCTGCTCGCCATCGTGCGCACCGCGCTGAACGATGAGGACGTCAGGCCGGTCGCTGACCGCGTGACCGTGCAGTCGGCGAACATTGTCGACTATAAAATCACCGCATCGCTTTACCTTTACCCCGGTCCCGAAAGTGAGCCGGTGCTCAGCGCTGCAAAAACTAAGCTGCAGGCGTACATCACCGCGCAGCACCGGCTCGGGCGCGATATCCGCAAATCAGCGATTTATGCCGCGCTCCACGTCGAAGGCGTGCAGCGTGTCGAGCTGGCAGAACCGGTGGCCGACATCGTGCTCGATGACACGCAGGCGTCATGGTGCAGCGAGTACAGCGTGACTATCGGAGGCAACGATGAATGATACCCGCCTGCTGCCGGTGGGCTCATCACCGCTTGAGGTGGCGGCCGCTCGCGCCTGCGCTGAGATTGAAAATACCCCCGTTCCGCTGCGTCGCCTCTGGAGTCCTGACGACTGCCCGGCAAATCTGCTGCCGTGGCTGGCGTGGGCGTTTTCCGTTGACCGCTGGGATGAGAACTGGCCGGAGGCCACAAAGCGGGATGTGATCCGCGCGGCGTGGTTTATCCATGCGCACAAAGGAACGATTGGGGCTGTGCGTCGCGTGGTGGAGCCGCTCGGCTACCTGATTAACGTGTCCGAGTGGTGGGAAACTAACGACCCGCCCGGCACATTTCGCCTCGATATCGGTGTGTTAGAGACCGGCATCACCGAGGAAATGTATTACGAAATGGAACGGCTCATCGCGGATGCCAAACCAGCCAGCCGCCACCTTATCGGCCTGACCATTATTCAGGACATTCCCGGCTACCTCTACACCGGAGCCCTGACCTATGACGGCGACATTATCACGGTTTATCCCGGATAAGTGAGAGAACAATGACAGTGAAATACAAAACGGTCATCACCAAAGCCGGTGCAGTTAAGCTGGCCGCAGCGACCGTCCCTAACGGTAAAAAAGTGAATTTTACGGCGATGGCCATCGGCGACGGTGGCGGCACGCTGCCGGTGCCTGACCCGAACCAGACAAAGCTCGTCAAAGAGGTCTGGCGTCACGCGCTGAACAAAATCAGCCAGGACAATAAAAACAAAAATTATGTCGTGGCGGAGCTGCTTATCCCGCCGGAGACCGGCGGTTTCTGGATGCGTGAAATGGGGCTTTATGATGATACCGGCACGCTGATTGCGGTCGGTAACATGGCCGAAAGCTACAAGCCAGCGCTGGCAGAGGGGTCAGGCCGTGCGCAGACCGTGCGTATGGTCATCATGGTAAGCGACATCGAGTCGGTCGAGCTCACGATTGACACCTCAATGGTGATGGCAACGCAGGACTACGTTGACGACAAGCTCGCGGAGCATGAGCAGTCCCGCCGTCACCCTGACGCCACGCTTACAGCAAAGGGTTTCACGCAGTTAAGCAGTGCGACCGACAGCACTTCTGAGAGCGTCGCAGCAACGCCGAAAGCGGTAAAGGCGGCGTATGACCTTGCTAAGGGGAAATATACGGCTCAGGACGCCACCACGGCGCAAAAGGGTATCGTCCAGCTCAGTAGCGCGGTAGACAGCGCGTCTGAGAGCGTCGCAGCGACGCCAAAAGCCGTAAAAGTGGCAAACGATAATGCAAATAGCCGTTTACCGCTTGCTGGCGGCTGGCTGACAGGCGGGTTTGGAATTAAAACCTCTGTTGGCAGCGTGTCGTTTGGGGTGGGTAACTCTGATGTGTATATCGCTAACGGTGCGTCGAATAAGT